CCTATCTCCTTGTGTTGATTAGAGTTCTATAACATATTTATTTATAAAGTCAACAAATGCTCTGTTTTGTGGAAGTAGGGCCGGTATATCCATCTTGTTTGCTTTGTACATGTTTGTTGCAGAGTTGTACATATCCCAAGCAGTCACAACCTCCTTTGTGTGATATGCTTCAAGCATATCTTCGGTAAAAACGGTTATTTGTGACTGATTAAGAGGGTATGTGATGTTTTCTCGTATCGACTTACGCGTTGTATCTGACTTGACACGCATCGCAGTCATAAGCCCTATCAGAGTGAACATTTGTTCGGCTGACACACGCGTGTTTTTCATCTTTTCGATGCGTTCTCTATCCGTTTCCACTATATGCCGCGCATCCACAAGCCACGACTTCAATGTATCAAGCATTGTAGATAGCTCGATTCCACTACCCTTTCTTCCTTTTTCTGAGTATGTAGACATGTAGAGTTCGGGGTTTAAAAGACACTGGTTATGGCAAATCATAACATTCGGGCCGAATCCAATCTGTATTCCTTTTTGGTGAAAAGCTACAGCAAGGTTCGTTGTGGTTTCGCCGTCATCAAAATCCGTGATTCTGATATTAGCGAAAACTCTTCTTAAAATGTGCGCTTCAACTGCGTTCTCCCCTTTCTGCGCTTCTACCTGTGGAAGCTTCACAACGCCGGGCTGATTTCTATCCCTATTTTGTGCTGCGAACATATCATACACCTCTACGTTATAGCCCACATCTTCACACTCGGCTATTACCTTGTTAAAAAGGTCGTAGTGATATATGCCCTTCAAAGGATGACCATACACATCATTCTCACGGTATGTTCTTCCAAGCTGTTCGAGGGTTATCTCCTGGGTTTTTGCTTTCTCAAAATCGAAGAACTTGTCCTCCGTCGCTGCTTCCATGGTTGCTACCATATTTGCAGCACTAGCATTTAAATTCATGTTCATAATCTTTATTGCTTAATTGGTTAAACTTATTCCATCGGTATGCCATAGTCAGAGAGGATCTTATCCCTTTCTACATTGCTTATTCGAGTTAGGTTAATTTCTCTTTCTAACATCCCCTGACGTGTACAAATCTGTAATATCACAAAATCAATGTGATTCATCCACTGGCGCTGGCATTCAAGGCGATAATCATTAGCCTCCTTGAACGTCTTGAAGCCACCTTTGTAATCATACTCGCCGTCATCGCGTACAACATATAAATTAGTTCTCATCATCATCATCTAATTTTACGATATAAACTACTTCGTTCTCTCCGTATGGTGATTCGAACAACCACCATGTAAGACCTTTCATGTGCATCCTTAAAGCATCAATCAGGACATCTTCATCCAAAGAGTCACTAGTTACATATACAGCTAGATATGTTCCTTCGCGATGTTTCGTTGCTTCATGATGTTTTGCACATGGCGGCAATGCATTTTTTACTCCGAAGTGTGTTTCGAAGTCGGTCATTACATCATCTACTGAAAATGCAATATCCCCTCTTGCCATGCAATCAAAGAATTTTGCTACATTAATAATGTTCATAATATTGCGAATTTAATTGGTTTTATCTCGGTGTCATCTTAGCTAAATGCACCTGTTTTCATATACAAAGGTACTAATAATATGTAGTATATACAAATATACTAACGAATATTATAGTTAAAAATACTAAACATAATTACTTGATTATCAGCTGGTTACATGGTTGTGTTATTCGCACACTTCATGTAATATCATGTCAAAGAGTTTTTCGTTTGACAATTTAGGATAGCAACACATGAAAACAAAATAGAACCTGTTGGTAGCAATTTTAACTACGGAGCAGAATTTTTGGAATTCAAATTTTTTCTGTATCGTATCGTATTTAGAATAAGCAAACTTTAACATTGAAATATCCCAATTAGGAGCATAATGTATAATACCATGATCGTCTGTGTAATATCCACGGACTTCGCATTTTTGCGCACCCGACAAATCATGTGTGGGTGCGCCAGTATTTTTAAAATTGATTTTATCCATAATTCAAAAGAAATTAAATATCTTCTCACACAGTTCTCCCATGATATAGCAAGCCTGCTCGCCGCTCATATCAATATCGTACGCCTCACAGATGTGCGCCGTAACGTGCAGCAGTTCGTGACCGATTGTATTCACCATCTCGCTTTCTTCTTCTGAGTGTCCGATAGTAACCACACTCACCTTGTCCTTAACGTTGGAGTAGGTGAGTCCTCTGCTTTCGCCACCGCCTATGAAGTGACGGTAGGCTTTGCTTGCCGCTTCGCTGCCACACCCAATAGTCATAAGCTCGTTACAGAGATACACCGCGTCGTCGCTGCTATACCCAATGAAGCAACGCACATCCCAGTCGTACTTGTCGAGCCTTATGTCACGCCTAATCATAACAAGTCCTCCCAAGGTATAGGCATACCGTTGTGACAGCAGTCGGCATAGAAGCGGTTGAAGATGAAACCATCCTTCTGGTCTGTATCATCAACCATATCTTTCACATACTGCGCCATTTGTTGCTCGTCCTTTATCGACTTGCCCCAAAAGTCTGCCTTGCACATATTGGCTACATATACATGGTCGTAGCCGACGAGGTTTTCAAGCTGCAAGCCATTCGTTTGCAACATCTCTTCGACCTTTTCTTTCGACAGCATCTCCAAACGTTCCTCCTTGCCCGTAGTTGGACTAATCATTCGCATTTGCTTGACAGCCCATTCACACATCTTCTTGTTGAAGTGATAGCCGTTGTATCTTAGATATGCTATCATTCCTTCGGGTTTCAAGTCGTACATATCCAAAGGCATCTTACATCTTCCCATAATATTTAAGTTTTAAGGGACTGGCAGGGAAGCGAACCTCCCCACCAGTCGGGTTAATTACTTAGTAGCGTCTGCGACCGCGATAACCGCCGCGTCGTTCTCCGTAGCGACCGTCATCGTCATCATCGTACATATCGCGCTCACGGCGTTCGTTCTCGTATCGCCAATCATCGCGATAATCGGGCATAGGTGAACGCTCACCGTATCGACCTTCGCCACGCTGCAAGCTGTCAAGACACGCCATTGCCTTGCCGCCATAGCGCAAGCATTTCTCTACGTTCTCAACAAGCTCACCCATCTTGTTCTCTGTGATTTCAATCATATACATAGCTCAAGCATTTTAGTTATTGCTGTTTGACTTTTTCAGTGCCTTTTGCAACATGCTTTCTATGTTTGACAAAGTACCCTCCATGCCGCAGACCTTGGTTTCGAGCTGAGATATTTTCTGCTCCTGCTCCTTGTCTTTGGCAATCTGAGGATTGAGAACACACATTATCTTCTCGCAGTTGCATACCACCTTTTCGTGATAGTCCTTGCTTGCAAGCACCTCCTGCGAGTGTCGTAACATCGCTTCCACTTCGGCAATCATCGCTTCGCGACTTTCGCTTACTACCACATCGCCCGAGTTGGCAATCTGTCCGTTTGAAGGCAGTTGCTTGAACTCTGCTTCACCGTCGGGCAGCTTTACTTTCACATCTACAACCGTTTCCATAGGCTGCGCTGAAAACTGCCCTGGTTGATAGGTAGGGAACTTCGGCTGCGGATTACTTACGCTTACCACCTGTCCGATTTTCAATGTCGGCTCTTCGCCTTTCTCAAGCACATAGAATATGCTGTTTGTTCTTAGTCCACTGAACATACAATTCGCAATTTAGTTGTTAAACAATACCCGTCATTAGCTGAAGGGTGTTAGTATCTCTCTCGAACCAGAGCTGATATACGCCAGTTCCGGCTACGTCGGCAACCGTAAGAGCCGCACCTCCGAACTTGGTGACAGCCTGCGTTACGCCGTTGGTCTCAAAGAGTATCGGCAGCGTGGTCGTTGTGCCTGTCGGTATTGCCTGTCGCAGATTTACGAATACCGTACCTCTGTAATTGGCATTCAAGAAGGCATGGTTCCTGAATGAGAATACCACACCGCTTGTGCCTACCGACACACCGGTAGAACCGATAGCCGCCGACCCTCTTCTGTTGACCCATGAAAAAGGATAACCCCAAATCATAGTCGTTCCTCCAGTTACATGGTTAGCCCCAAAAGCCGTTAGCTCCGTTCAGCCCGTAAAGCCCGTATTGAGCTGCTACGCAGTTCGGAACGGCGGTTGCTTGTGCGTAATTTAACGTCACCGTCTCGGGCATTTTGCATTTGATACCTGCAACCTCCTGCTGCAAACCTGCCAACACCGCATTGATAGGAGCGACCGCCTGACCTACAATCTGACTTGTCATAGCCGACGACTTGAACGTTGAGTTCTCCTCACGCAGATGGTCTAACTTGTCCTGCATCTCTCGAAGCTCTGCGGCACGCTGTCCGTCAAGAATCTGCTGTGTGCTGTTCTGGATAGTGTTGGCAATACTTGAGAAACCGCGCTCCTGACTTGTTGCAACGCCATTGATAGAATTCTGCAAGGTGTTGGTCTGCTGGCATGTGGCAAGTCTGTTCTCGCAGCAACAAGAAGCGAGCTGCTGTGCAATCTGCATGTTGCCTTGCTGGAGAGCGTTGATAACTTGCATACCGCTCATGCCGATCTGATTGCCCACACCCTGAACCTGCGAGGTAAGAGCCGAGATAGCCGCCTGTATCTGACCTTCGGTGCAGTTAAGCTGTGTAGCAAGGTTGCTTAGAGCGTTTCTGTTGCCACCGATAGCGTCCATGAGGAGCGAGCGACCGTAGTCGTTGTTGATTTCATTAGCAATACCGCCTGCGCGACCATTGCCGAAACCACCCCAACCATTACCGCCCCAACCCATGAGGAAGAATAGGAAAATTACCCACATGAAGCCGTCGCCCCAACCATTGCCGTTCTTGTTCATGGCAAGGAGAAGATTAGGGTCAAGACCTCTCTGTTGAAGCAGAGGAGCGAGCAAACTCATCATGCCACCCTGTCCGCTACCTTCATTGCCGAATACATAAGTTTTTGACTCAGACATAATACAATCTTTTTTTAAAATTTTACCTTAGTTGACTAAACACTATTGTAACGTTACACCGCAAAGTTAGCGAGTTACGACGGATAATGTCATAACACGCTCAAAGATTTTATATTACGCTGATAATCAGATATATAAGGTGATAGTCGGTACTATCACATCGTAAGACATTCTTTCCAATGTTTGAAAAATTGGAAAGAAATGGAAACAAAAAAAGAGAAGCCTCTTTACTTGCCTCTCTTGTGTTTTAAAAAGTGAAGAATGTCCCACTTCTTCCAGTATCGTGTGTGTCCGCGCTTCTTGCACTCACCGTTCGGTATTTCTCCTCGCTTGACCATTCTGTTGAGCGTTGCGTCGCTTACACCAAGTCTGTCCTTCACTTCCTCTGCGCTCATCATCGGGTTGAGCATATTCGGGAGTATGTCCTGGCAGAGTGTTTCTATGTCATCGTCACTCATACCGCAAGCCGTCACTTTCTCGCCGTTGCGCTGCTGCTCGTCTGCCTGAAAGCACGAATTGGCAAGCGATTGCAACAACGTGCCGAGCATCTTGTAGCCGAAAATCTTTCTCATAGCATTTCTTTTTAACTGAACATTCTTTTGCCGAGCTTTGATTTACAGCAAAACCAGTCGACAGCTCCGTAAATATACAACAAAAGCGTAAACGCCATGATTGCAAAGTGTGCCATTACCATCTCGTTGGTCGTGTACCAGTTCCAATATACAAGATGTATGGAGTTGACACCGAAGAAGTAGAAGAACGGTATGCGATACTTCCAACATAGCCAAAAGAAGCGCGACATGAGAATTAGTACTATCGGCAGTACATAGACCATGATGTATATGAATGTGTAACACGCCCAGTTTGCCTTATGCACCACGAACATCTCCTTCGGATTGCGGCTAAAGTCGAATATTCCGTACATGTGCATTAGCATTATGGAGACCGGAATCCACTTGCTGATCCAACGTAAAAGCCTTAACATCTTGCGTGAATATTGATTACTATACTCTGCCAACAAGGACATGATTTCCGATATATCCTCGCCCTTTATGAGAGCAAGGAACTGCTTTTTATCGTCATTATTCATATTGATTTTGTTTAGTTTAACATAACGTTTATTAGTTTTATTTGATGCAAGTTAGTCATTTATTTTCAAAGTTGTATGTTTTGTTGTCTTTATTTATGTTTATTTAAACTCCGTAAGAACCACAAGTCTTTAGCTCATAGGTAGTTCACTTAAACTCCTTGCCTATCCATCACGGACGGGCAAGGCTCCTAAAAACAATTTACCTTAAACTAAAAACTAATAACTAACCAATCTACATATTATCTCTTTCTGTGTATCAGCCAAAGCAGTAGCGAGATTAAACATAGTACCACCGCTCCGACCGCTATCTTGCCTGCGAACATCTGCGTCCGCTCCCACCATGTCGCCTTACGCTCAACTGGCACCGGCACTGGAATTGAGTCTGCTCGCAGGATAGACTTGTATATCGTGTCCGTCTTCACGCTCACTCTGTCACGCCATTTGTACACGTTCTTTGTCTTGTATATTGTATCTCCTACCATGTAGCTCTCGACATATATAGAGTCATGTATGCGGAACGTATCGGCTTTGTGGGTGGTCTTATACAACGTGTCCGTCTTGTTAATCACTCGCTCCAACACAACAGGTTTCGGAGTTGTGCAGCTCGTTACCACAAGCAGGAGCAGATGCAGCATAGAGCCGACGATGATAGTGAAGCCGTAGCGACAAATATCATCCCACTCAATACCCGGTAGCTTATAACGCTTCCATTGATAAACCTCACGCAGCACCATTACTGGCAGCGCGAGAATGCCTACAAACACCGAAGCCACAAACCAACCGATTGCGCCTTGTCGGTTTCGCTTAATCTCGTCGTAGCCTTCATCGACCATATCGAGCTGCGCTGCCTTGTAGAAAATAAAGAGCGTTGTTGCTCCCAATATGATGCAGTTCAGCAACATCAGTATTCCTCTTATATCCATACACTTTTACTTTTGACATTATTATTAATCCGTTTCTTCTCTCCCATAGTCACGTGGCGGTTTTCGCTTCATGCACCCATTTATCGTACACTCGTTCCATTGGAGCTCGCGCATTCTCATAAGAAGCGTGTTCTTATCGTCTTTGAGCTGACGTATGGTCGCACGCTGCTTGCCAATATCGTCGTAGAGCGAGTCTATTTTGTTATTGAGTCTTGTGCGCTCCTCCATGTGCTCCTCATGCTCATGGTCGTAAAGGTTGTGCCATTCTTGAGCATAAGCCATTGCGTTCGCGTCTTCGTCTTTCTGCGCAGACGCAGCTTCCTTTCGTTTCCGAGAGTTGTAGTAGAGGAGTTGTCCGACGATGCCGCTGCTTACAAGCAACGTTATAATCTGCAATACTGTATCCATTTCGCCTCCTTTATTCTATTGTGATATAAATCTGCTCTCCTCTCTCGTCCGCAGCCTTCAGCTTCGCGTACACCTTACGGAACGTTGCCGTTGAGTTAAGTACCTGTCCGACCGCCTTATTCTCACCGACAAGGATGCAGCCCTCCGTGTCCTTCGCAGTGTTGCCGCAGTGAATAAGTACGCCTTGGTAGCCGGGCGTATTGCACAACCTTGGCAGTCGACCCTTGCAGAACTGGTACTGCGCCCGACCTCCAAACCTTGGCGATACCGTCTTCATATCTACGAGGTATCTGCCCGTAGGTATAGCGGTTTCGCCTTTAATCTTCACTCCGCATATCTGCGCCACCGACATGTTAGATGTTAGTCCTCTGTCCTTGTCTTCAAGAGTGTCGCAGACATACTCGCCGTCAACGTACATCTTGCCTATTGTGTACGTCTCCTTTTTTGCTATTCGCTTTACTTTTATTTCCATGCTATTTGAATTTTGTTGTTAATCGTATGTTGTTATATCCAATTTCTCGGGGTAGCCTGCTGTGATGTCATACTTCTCTACCTCCTCAATGGTTGTCAGACTACCTATTGCTGCTTTATGTTTTGCCGTAGTGTCAAAGCACTGGACAGCATACATCTCAATGGCAGAGAGTAGGCTTATCGCCCTGTCGCAGGTGAGCATTAATTGCGTATCGCCAAACCACAATGTAACCTTTTCCAACCCCGAGCTTTGAGCGATAGTAGTGGAGTTCATAAGACCGACACGTGTCGCCTTGTCGAGCCACATTTTAGTGCCGTCCACCAAAAAGCTATTCACTGCGTCTGACGTGTCGTAAGCGTCTATCTCCGCTATTTTCTGCGCCTTCGCAGTTGCAAGCTCTGACGCTGCGAGCTTTGCCTTGAACTCCTCGAACGCAGTCATAACCTCGTCCTGCGCGTATTCGCCACTCCGTACCGAACACTCCCAACACTCGTATGCGTTCATCTCGACATTCAACTGCTCGTCGAGATGATAGATGGTTAAACCTCCCAAAGCATATTCCTTTTTAAACAAATCCGCAGGGATAAACGTGCGGACAAAACTAATCGTTTTCTTCATATTCTTTATTTGTGTTTATTATTAATTTTCCGCTGCTCGCGGAAAACGGAGAGATAAAGAGATTAACAAGCGAAGACCGGCAGAGCCAAGGCGCTGTACGACTTGGTGTAGCCGCCCAGACTGGAAGAAATGAGCCAAGCACCCCCGATAGTGTTCTGCGTTGATGTCCATTTTTTCTTATCAAAAAGCGAACTGAATAAAACTGCATCACTGCCATACAGCATAATTACCACCTCGTCCACAAGAGCTCTGTTCACATTCACTTCCATTATCTGTCCGACCGCCAAAATAAAACCATGTAGCTGAACATCCGCCAAATCCACCGTCTGCTCGTAAGCATACGCAAATAACGGAACAGACAATCCACGCTCTTCCGCTTCTTCACGTATCAATTTCGATGATTTTATACCATTGTAGTACAGCGCATCTTTTACATTGTTGCCGTTTAGAGGAATGTTGTTAAACTGCGTATTCTGTGTACACCACTGCTTATTTGGATAGCCAGCCTGCAAGGCTGCGGGCGGGAAACCGAAACAGTTGTTGCCATTAGCGAGGTTTTGTGTCACGAGTTTTATGAGAACTGCCTCTTCCGCGGTCTTGCCAGCCGCCTGCCATTCGTCTGCCGTATATTGTGCGCCTGTAGCGTCAAGAATAAACACGCCTGACGTAGTAGGGTAGTAGTGGAAGTAAAGATTATGTTCTGCCACATCCGCCACATTATTCTTCTCATATACGCCACGAAAAGCATAATAGCCATCTTTTTGGGCAGCGGTTATCTTGTACTTCTTGTTGTATGGAATACGAAATGTTACCTTTCCTTCGCTGTCTGTTTCCGTTGTTATGGTGTCGCCGTTTGCAATGGCGCAGGTCACTGCCACGCCTCCGAACGGACTTACGCTTCCGTCCTCTGCTTTGTCTATCGTTACTATCACAGAGGCTTTCTCGTCGCTTATCGGCTTATACTCCACGTTGATGTCGCGTACTCTCAGTGCGGCGGTATAGGTAAGAGAGGGAAGAGGGTCGCAGCCTTTCAGCTCCTGAAAAGCTATTCTGTACATCGTTCCTCTTGGGATTGCGAACGACACCTTGCCGTCGGCATCCGTAGTGTACTTTGTGAATGCCGAAGAGCCATTAAGGAAGACGTTTACCGATACGCCTTTCACGCTTACTCCAGCAACAGATGTCGTAATGGTGATATTCACCCGTTCTTCCAAGTCCCACTGCTCGAAGTCGAGAGTGCTGACATCGCCATTTCTATCAGTCACTACGAGCACGTTGCCCTTTAGCTCGGCGTTTACCCTCTCCGCTTCTGTAGTCGCAACCATAGCTTTTTTGGCTGTCTCTGTTGCCACGGCTGCTGCGTCAGTGGCGGTTTTTGCGGCAGAAGACGTTTTGGATATTGCTTCGGACACACGTCTCTCACGCTCGACATCAGCCTTTTCTCGCTCCACCTCTGCGTTCTGACGAGTTGTTTCCGCAGTTTCTCTCGCTGTCTCCTGTCGTACACGCTCGGTTTCCGACTCCTGACGGATGCCCTCCTCGCGACTGCGTGTAGCCTCGGCTTCGACACGTTGCCTTTCGGCTTCGGCACGCTCACCCTCCGCGGCGTTTGTCTTGTCAATCGCGGCGTTGGCGGATTTTATGGCTTCGTCCACCTTGTCAACCGCAGCATTTGCAGCCTCCGAAAGCTCCGTAAAAGCAGCGGCTCTCTGTTCCTCGGCTGCTACACGTGCTTCCTCGTTGGCTTTTCGCGCTTTCTCGTTGGCTATACGTTCCATTTCGCTCTCCGTGCGCTGTGTCTCCGTTGTCTGGCGTGTGGCTTCACTCTCTGCACGTCGCTCTTCTGCACTTTGTCGGAGCGTTTCGCTCTCCACGCGCATATCCTCGCTTGCCTTGACGGCTGCTTCCGTTTCTCTTACCGCAGCAATGGCAGCGTCGGCATTGGCGATAAGCTCGATGATGGTTGCTCGCGCGGATACAGGAGGGAGGACAACAAGCGCAGTATCTACGGCAAAGCCCTCAATCTTCACATCCATGCAACCCTTGTTGGCATTATCTCCGTTGCCGTCCTCAATGTTAGTGTCGCCCTCGACAGTACCATCCTCAAACACGGTATCGCTGCTTGCGTTGTTATCCACGATGGCGAACTGCTCATACTCATAGCTGCGCCAGTTGGCACCCTCTGATACGCCCGTCACCTCCAAGGCGTAAGTGCCTAACGATAGTGTTGTGCCGTCAACGTCAGCCAAAAGCACATCATTAGACTCCTTGTCGATGGTGTAGGGGAGTGCGGTACGTTTGTACTGACTAACGACGTGCACCGCGATGTCGGTGCAATCGGTCAACGGGAACGAAACCTGTTCACCATTGACTATCTTTTTTACGGGTATGCGCAACGTAAAATCATTGCCTCTAACTATTTTCTTCATATCTTATTCTTTTGGTTGTTCTTCTTCTGTTGCTGTCGGGTCTTCAGCAGTACTTGTCGGGTCGGACTCGCTTTCAAGTGCAGGGCTTGAAAACGGTAACTGTCTGCCGTTCCATACCACAGTGCAACTATTCTGACCTTTATTGACAACGCAGGTCATCATCGCGCCTTGCCCTCTGCCAAAATATTTGCTGGCATGGTCGAAATCCATACTCGTATATCCGATTGTAGTCATTTCTGTATCACTATCATTGACAACAATAATGGTCTGTCCGACATACGCCATAGCCTCGTAAACCGTCTTTGTGCTCAGTTTGCCCCAGTTTGTATGGTTGGGCATGTAGAAAGGTGGAACAATAACAACATCAGACTTAGTCATCGCCTTTATGTTACCCGTAAACTTCACAAAGCAGCCGGTCTTCTCGAAGTCAATCTGGATATTTCCGAGAGCCAGTGCCGGCACGTCTATAACGTACTTCTTTATGTTTTCAGGGGTAATCTCCGTTATTTTTTTGCGGATAAGCCCCGAGAACACACCTGCGCCAACCATCAGCAAGCCGTCCTTGTTCACACTTGCCGTTGTCTCGCCGCTATTGTTGCGAATCTCGAACTTGTCCGCAGTTGCCGTTATCTTGCCATTTTCGATGTCTAAGCCTGTGCGCAGTAGTTTGGCTGCAATGCCACTGTCTTCGATAAAACCACTCTTGCCCTCTATCCAATCGGTAGGCGTTGCACCCACCTCCAACTTCGGCATTGTCACCCACGCCTTTCCGCCTTGCAAACAACGGATTAAGACATAATTAGGTATGCCAGTGCCCTCAGAACGCCAGTGTACCCAATAACGCTTCCACTCGCTTGTGAGAGAGAAGCGACGACCTCCGTCGGCGTTGCTCGTTGTTGTATCGCGCTCGCTGTCCTCGGCGAATATGCTTAGATTAGAACCACTCCACATGTATGCGTCGATGCTGCCGAAACCTTTTGCCATAAAGGATAATATGTAGTCCTCATCTTTCTTGATGATAGAACTAACGCTCCACTGCGCCATCTCAATGTATTTGGAGGCTGCGTTGGCATATATTACCGAGCATCCGTTGTTGTACGACTCGTTAGTGACCACTGACGCATCCATTCGCATCAGATTGCCGGATTTGGCGAACGTGCGCGTGTTGTCGAGAAGATTGCCCCCGATGTAGTCGTAATCGTCAGGCGATGCGCTCCAACACACAAAGTCCTCCGCAGTACCCTCTATGAGGATAGGGTGGGCGATGTACACCTGCTGACTCGCAGTAGATGCGTTAGCTTTTAGACACGCCACGGAAATCCACTCATAAGGGGCGTTCGCTGCCACGGTAAAGGTTTTTTGGTAGAGATACCATCCGTTGCTTGGCGTTATCGTTACGCCGCCTAAATTCGCACTACCGTTAGGACCGGTATATCCACTTGGTCGCGACGTGTCGGTTGCCGAGCTATGCCATATCGTCTCGCCCACAATTTCTACTCTGGCAGACTTCGTGCGTGCCCAGAAAGCCAGCGTGTACGTCTTGCCCTTGGTGACGTGTATGTTGTGAGAGTTCGCCGCTCCACCCCATTGCACACCGCCTGCTTTAGCTTCTGGTGCGAATATCACATTAGCACCCTCATGCGCCGACGTGCGATATATCTTAGAGCGCAGAAGAAAGAAACCCTCGCCTTGCTTGCGGAACAACGAGCCGACGAGCAGGTTACGTCGCTCGGCAAGAGTGTAGCCCACCTTCATCGCTATCTGTGTAGCGGTCTGTGTTATAGAAGAGCTAACAGTTGCTATTTGGTCGTTTACATCCTTCTTGGTAGAGTAGTCTCTCCTAACCTCTGTTCTTATATCATTTGCGGTCTGTGTTATCTGCGACTGCGTGCTTTTTATCTCGTCGTCAAGCTCTTCTTTGTTTCTTTTGACCGTTGTTCTGAGCCCATCCACGGACATCACAAGCTCCGCAAACGACTGCGTGCTTTCTATCTCGCCATTAGCCTTGCGCGTAACGAACCTAAACTTATCGGCTATGGCGAACATCTCGGAACGCGATAGGACAAAGACCTCCTTGTTTTCTAACGAGTAGCTATCTACGCCTTCGTACATCTTTAACGATGGCGCATCCGCTCCGTATGCCGATAGAACAACGACTGACTGGCGTGTCGTGTCCGTCGTATTGCCCATCTGTACAAGCTCGTCACCTGCCTGCGGAATATCGCTGCCAGTATCGCAGAAATCAGCAAGCACATCAATGAAATCTTTGCCTACCTTGTACACCTTACGCCAGTAGTATCTGTTCTTCACGTTCTCATTCACGCCCTCCTTGACGTTGAACGTCTGACAGCGCACAAGGTCGTCCTCGACGAACTGGTTCTCAATCTCCTCGTCGCCTTTCTTCTGTGAGAAGTAGCAGCGGTAAACATTGTAGCGCAGAGGAAGAGCTTCATATTCGGGAAGATACACGCCTTTCTCAAAATAGACCACATTGCTAATCTTCATGGCAGCAGGCGACAGAACAATCTCGCCACCTACGCTTTGAAGTTCTCGGATTACGAGCCTTACGAACTCCGCAGCCTTGCGCACAAGCAGGCGGTCTACCTCCAAGTAACTATCACCACTTCCGTTATAATCACCAAGCTTAAAGCCAGAGCCGAGCGCACCCGAACGGAACGCAGCCGACACAATCTCTTTGAGGGTTGCGATGCCGTCAGAGGAGATGCCGAGAGGGTTGTCTACAGCTTTCGCTCCGAATTTCAGACCTTTGAAAAAACGAATGATTCCTTGTGCAATATCGTCTTCGGTCTTAGAGAGAAAATTGTTTCGTGTTCTACGTGCAGAATAAACATTGCTATCAGTTTCTGGTGTAACATCATTTTCCCCTATAACATACACACCACTACCTCCGTTTGCATTCGCTACTTGCTTTCCGCTGACAGTTATTGACTCAACCTTGTCTTCAAGTTGTCCAAGCCTACTGTACGAGGCTTTTTCTCCTATGATATAAGTCGGACTATCGTATGGTATATCAAGCTTTATCTCCATTCCTATAATGCGAGAATTGCGATAATGTTTACCATTTGCGTCAGTATCGGCAAACATGGGATTTATCAGCTTCACCTGTTCACCGAGGGGTTGATAGTCGTATGTTCCATTGTTATAGAACTTTTCCCCATCCATTACACACGTAAAATTGGAATTGTCTATCATAGACTTCTTGTAGTAAGTCTTTGCTCTTTCAAACAAGGCTTCTCTCGCATCTTGTATAAGGTTTGTTTCTGTTATCTTGGTCGCGTCCCAATTATACAAAAAAAACTTATCATTAACTTTAGGGCATAGTGTGGTGTCTGGAAGTTTTCGCCCATAGTTGTCATTGGCAACAACCTCAAAGTAGTTAACACCATCGAGTATCTTAAAGCTAATCTCAAACTCCATTCCAATTAACGCACCACTCTCAAACTTTATCATAAGAGTAAGATTGTGTTTAATCCAACTCTGTTTAAATGATGTCGCAAATGAATCGGTAGAAGTTACTTGCCAAAAAGTTTCTGTTGTTGTCGTTCCATCGTTATTCTTTGCAGTTTTATCATATGTCTTTATATTGCTGATGGTACAACTTACCTTTGGGTATTCATCATCAAACACTACAACACCCTCAATTGCCTGCCCATCATTTTTTACAACATTAGTATTTTCAATGTATCCGTCTTTTGAATAGAACCCCTCAGAATCTTCTTTTTTGTTAGGCAACATCAGATAATCTGTCGCCACCCCATCTGTGGTAACATCTTTTTCTGCACCAGTGAAGTAACCGCTAGGTATGTTCTTGTCAGAGCCAAAAGCGTACAAACGGGTTATGTAATCTGATTTTGAGTCTGATTGTGACATTGACAGCATATTTACCCCCTGCTCAAAGACAGTCTGCCCAGTCATTTCGCAATAGCCAAGGTAAATCACACTACCGTCTATCCACCACTCGCATTCAAGGGATTCTGCAATAGTATTGAGGGCTTCTATTATGCTGATTGAGTTGTACTCTACCAAGAAGCGCTTTTCAGCATCGAACACAGACTTATTGTATGTCGTGTAATCAACGACGATATCTTTTCCATTATATTTATAGCCAAGAGCCTTTAAGTTGCTTAAAACAACGTTGAGGTGCGCCGAGACATGTGCTGTAAGCTTGAATGAAGTTTCATTGGCTCCATGCTGAGGACGGTACTTGCAAATTTTGTTCTTCCATGCCATGTAGTAAGCATCCATCTGCATCTCGTAGTCATAGCCGTCTGTCGTGCTATTGTATTTCGGAAAGTACGCTGATGTTAGAACAAACAAACCAAAGTCTGGAATCTCTACAGAATCTCCAATCTCAAAATAGACTGGATTTTCCGTAGAGAACTTTAACTTTATGTAGTGGTTCTCCATGAGCTGTCTTGACATCACGGAACCTTCACACAAATCTTCTATTGTGAAGAAATTTTGGCCGTTTCTATAAACCTGTATCATACGCTATATTTGCTATTTTCACCTCTGTCGCTTGGATCGGGCTCGTTTAGTTTTAGACTAAACTTTGCCATCTGGCGATTGAACTGACTAAATTGTGTACAAGATAAGTAAGTACATCTATACCATACATTCGGCAGGAATGACGTGTGAATAATCAATTCGCCGGTGGACAAGACTTCTTCGCAGAACTTGTAATAATTCGACATGAATGTCTTTTCGTCTTTCGCATGAATATTGAAGCCTATCGTAACATCGCGCTCATCAAGGCATGGATTGTGCTTGATTACATGTTTACCATTCTTATAGCGATATTTATTACTGATAAACTCCTTGCTCGGAGCTGGTGTCATTAATGCGCTAATTGCTGTGTCATCCATAAAGATGCCGTATTCAGTGTAAGCGTTTTTCCCATTTATGTATAGTTGTTCTTTAATTATCATATTTCCTTTAGTCTCTTGTTTATATCATCAATCTTTGAACCAAATTCGCTATACGTGAGTTTGGCATACTTTACCATATCCTCTAGATAGCTGTTTGTCATTATCATCATGTTTCGTATCTCTGTCACAGCGCCATTGGTTGAGATTCCAGTTGATATTATCGTCTCCATATGCACAACAGCGGTGATCATACTTGCCGATATGCTTTCTCCTGCTATCTGTAAGGCAGTAAATCGACCATTAAGTTCATCTGCAGTTTCTTGCCCCATGGATTGCCAACCTCCGCTTGTTGCCTCCTGTGAAGATGTGCCAGTGTATCCTGTTATTTTTGCTGCTTCGTCTCGGAATTTTATGCCTTTATCGACTATTCCATTCCATTTATTGGTTAGATAGTCAACTTCTGTTTCTGAAAGACCGTCCTTGGCAAGTTTAGACCATTCATCATAGAATTCCTTCAAATCCTTATCGAGGAGGTCTCCAATTTTAGCATTAAGCACAGACTTCATGAGGTATTTGGAGAAGTCGTCCGAAAAGTCTTCTGCGTCCTTATCCATATCCATCAATGCGTCAAAGAAGCTGCTCTTCATGTCATCAAACGACATCTGGGTGTATTTCTCGCTCATTTGCTCATTGAGGTCATTGACAGCATCAGCATACTTGTCGATATAGTCTTGTATCATACTCGGCAACTTGTCAGAGCGACCTCCCTTGCCGCCTTCTTTTCTATATTCATTGAGAATCGACATAAACAAATCTTTGTCTGTGTCGCGGATTTTTTTCATCTCTTCTGGAGATAGAGAAAGGAAATCCTTACTACTTTTTACAGTCTTGCCAAGGATTTTTGACACTTTCTCCATGTCTTTTTTCCAAGTTTTATTGTCGTTAACAGAAGAATGGAGGGAAGAACGCCAAGTGCCATGCTTGTTCGCCTCTGCCTTCATGGCATCTGATGCGTTTTTCTTTTGTGCATTTATAAGCTCTACGGCATCCTTATATACCTCTTGTGCTCCCGTTATGGAATTTGTACCCTGTAGTGTATCATTCAGTTCTTCAAGACATGAGGCAAGTACGTCATTCTTTTGATTAAGCTCATCTATCTTATCCTGCATTTTTGCTGTATTGTCTGCGCCAATTCCTAAGACATTTGAAAACCCTTGTAAGGCAGAAATCCCCTTTGTTAAAGCTCCAATGTAGTTGCCGCTCTCAAAGTCTGCAACAGCACCAGCGGAGTCATTTAAAGCTGATAGACCTTGACCAATTTTAGCAGATGCTTCATCCATGCCAAGGCTGGAGAAAAGTTCTGGTAGCTGGTCTATACCACTTTTGGATATAAACTCCTGCGCATCAGAGAACCAATCGGCTATTTGAGCCTTGGTTGATTTCTTTGCTGCGTCCTCTTTGTCCTTCGCTTCTATAGTGGCTTTAGCGGTCTTTTCTCGTGCTTTAGCCAGCTTCCCTTCAAGCACAGCAAGGTTTGTCAGAATGGATGACATTTCCTTGTACTCTTTGGTAGACTTGTCTATGCTCGCCTTGTCTATATTAGCTTGTATGCCTGTGGTATCATCTCCGATAGCGCGCACTCCAAGATCTGCTGCCTTGTGGTTTGCCTGCTTTAAAGCTTTCTCATATTGTTTTTCAATGTCTGCTTCTTGCAATTTTGCTGAATTGAGGGCTTCTTGCGCTTCTTTAGCTTCATTGATACGACGTATGTTTTCCTGCTGCTTCGTACCTATAAAGTCGAATATTCCTCCCTGCTTGCTTATCTCGGCATTGATATCGTTGATTTTCTCCTGTACCTTGGATATATCAGAGACATCAGTTAACTTACCACTTTTTAATAATGACTGTAGCTGTGCACGCAAGGAAACGAGATACTCCTTTGTGTGAGATGAGAGGTCTGCAAAGACATTCTCCCAGTCTATTTGTTCAAACACATCGCTTGCATCTATTTTCTTCAGCTCGTTGTCACGCTGGTTTGCAAGCGATGCCTTTTGATAAGCATTTTCGGCTTTGGCTATCTTGTCCGCGTACTCTTGCGTGATTGCGAGTTTCTGCTGCTGAACGCTACCATACTCCTTAAGATATTCATAGAGGTCATTTCGCTCTTTATCTGATGCTTCCTTGTTGACTTCTCTAATCTTTTGTTCTTTATTAAGACTGGCAAGGTATTTCGCCTCACTAATTGCCTTTGACTGTTTTTTGGTGAGTGATGAGGCTTTACCTGCTTCCTTGTTTTTCTTCTTGAACTCTGTCTCTTGCTTTTTTATTTCTGCTATACGCTTCTTATAGTCATTGTCAATCTCCTTTAGTTTCTTTTCCGTTCCTTCGCGCATAATGGAGATTTCATCGTCCATATTCTTCTGGATAAGCTCCTTTAAAGCATTGCTCAACTCTTCCTGCGCTTTTCTCTGTTCCTCCGCCCTTTTCTTTGCATCGGTCATCGATTTGTTTGCCTTGCTTGAAGCCTCAGATATGCTTCCCCAATACTTTTCGTATTCTTTCTTTTTGGCATCGAGGTCTTCCTTCGCATTCTCCCAATCTTTGTTAGACCCCTTTCTTTCCTCTTTCTCTGCCTTTACAGCCGCTTGATAGTTAATCTTTGCTCGCTTCTTGGCGGCTGCATACGACTCATCCTTGTTTGCTTCTTCGTATTTACCAGTGACATAATTAAAATGGCCCTTTGCCTTGTCTGTCTCGTCCTGCAATTGCTTCATCTTGAACTGTATCTCAACTGGTATAGTAAACACTCCCTGCTTCCACGCTGTATTTTTCCATCTCTTAATGTCTCCAAGCAATTCTTGGTATTTATCAAGCGCTTTTTTCTTATCTGCTGTGAATTGGATGGGGTGCTCTTCCTGCTCCTTCTTGAGGTCGTTGACCTTGTCTTCAAGCTCCACTATAACCTTCTCGGCATTTCTTCCTTCGAAAGGAATATTTGTAGGCTTCTTCTCTATATCGTTTTTCATTGCAAGGGCGAACCTGGACAGGTAGTCTAATTCATCCTTGCTTTGCTTATAGTCCTCCTCGGCAAGTTTGACATCTATCTGTGTAGGCGTTTCCAGTTCATCCTTCGCTTTTTGTATTTTGTCAAGTTCGCTTTGTAGCTTTACCATGTACTCGAAGATGGCGTCGTTTAACTTTTCGTCTTTATTAAATGACCAGGGAGCTTCGATGCCATAGTTATCCTTTAAGCCTTGCACAGCAGCACGTCTTGCGGAGCCTGCTGCAGCAGACGCAGAATTATCTTGCAAGGCCTTTGCATATTCTTTTAGTTGTTTTATCTGTGCCTTTAACCCCACCTCGCGGTCTTTGCCGGTCATTTCATTCAGTTGCTTGTTGAAATTAGTCAAATCGGTGTCTTCAAGTTTTTTAACGCTGTCATAAACCTTAGTAAGTTCGGGGGCTACAGTACCCAGTTCGTCAAAAGCAAGTTGTTTCTCCAGACTGGTGGAATCAGCGCCTTGAATAATTTGAACTAACTCTTTAATCTTCTGTTTGCGGTCTTCTGCCTTCCTGTTAAATTCATCCATACTTTTATTCCAAGCATTCTGCGCTATCTCTGCCGCTGAGGCTGCCGTTGAAAACTTGTATATCGTGTAGACAAGGCTTGTAATAGCGGCAGCCATAAGTACGTATGGGTTCAACAGCGTTGCGGCTGCAGTTTCCTTTAATGCTGTTGTAAGTCCCTGTTGTGCTAATGTCAGGAATTTTGTTCGTGCTGCCGCAACTGCCTCTGCGTTTGATAAATTTATTCCGGCTGCTGCTGCGAGTGTTTTTTCAACAACAGCCTGCTGAAGTATACGGTTGTTTATCACTTGAAGAGCGCTGACAGCCATGAGAACAGCTTTGTATGTACCGTATGCCGTTGCTGCTACCATCACTACCTCGCCAACCTTGCGCCAGTTTTCTACGATTGTGGACACTGCATCAAGTCCCGTATTGATAATTCCTTCTTGTGATCTGCCAAGCTCATTGAACATCTGTTCTATTGCGTCTTCAATATTGCTTATCTGACCAGTGATAGTTTTAGACTGTGCTTTCATCATGCCGCCAAACTTACTTCCTTCTGATGTCATGTTCTGCATAGCCTTAATGAATATATCACTTGTCACCTTGCCGGCTGTAAGTTGTTCTTTGACTTCGGCAATTGCGTTATTAACATCAAGACCCATAACCTTAGCCAGTTCATCAGCGATAGGAATACCTCGATTGAGGAATTGGTACAAATCCATTGTATCCATCTTGCCCTTTGCTATGGTGGTTCCATATAACATTACCATTTCAGATAAGCTTACTCCCATACCAGCTGCAACATCACCGAGTCTTATAAGCGTATCGTTGACATCTTTTGCAGCTACATTAAAGGCTAGCAACTGTTTTGCTCCTTCTGTAACATCATCTACACCAAATGGCGTTATGGCTGCGGTATTTATCAGCTGCTGCATCAGGTCTTTCGCTTTCTCCTCACTTTGAAGCATGGTTTTAAATGCCATTTCCGTCTGTTGGAATTGACCTCTGACCTGCATCATCTGACTTACAAACTTTCCTATACTCCATCCACCAATAGCTATATTAGCTGTGTTCTGTATTTTGTTTATTATATCATCAATGCTCTTGCCCTCAGACTCTACTGTCGCCGCTGTCTTGTGAACGGCATTCTGAATATCCTGGAAACCTGAGACAACTTTTCCTGTTTCTATGACAGCATCAAATTTTAAACTTGGCATGGTGTTCTAAATTTCTTTGGTTTAGGTGTAACACGGTGATTATTGAGACCTGTATTCTAAATAGGAATTAATTTCGTGCGCGTGTGCGTGAGAGGTCGGTTATTCGGGGTTGAGTTCACTTTCCATCGCCGCCATCATTACAGCTTTCCTATCGTTTCCGTTGATGTAATCTCCGCTTTGTTGTGGTATCCTGCATTTCTTTGCTTCTTCATCAGACAGATAGATTGATGTTATCTTGTCTTTAAGCATAAGCGTTAGGTTATTGTATGATATTCCCCATACTACATAGTCGTAAGACCATCCGTATCGTTCGCAAGCCACATCTATCATGGAACCCCATATCGTATTGCCTCCGAATACATATTGGTTCTTCGTGTCTTTTGCTGCGCTTACATTTGACATTCTTTCTGTTTCCTTGTCTATTCCGGTCATACTAACAATGTTCTCTAGGCTGCTTTCTTTCAGTATTACAACTAGAAGTGTTGTAAGGTCTTCATCGTCTGCGGCTCTATTGAGAGAATTACTTACTCTCTCGATCCATTCTATGTCTAATAGCTTTTCTCTTTTGTTTGTAATGTGATATGCGAGTAGTTTACAGCATTCCATTCTTTTTGCTTTTACTACTCGCATTATTTCTAAAACCGGGTTAGTGGCTATGTTTTCCTTATTTATTCCGAGTGTTTCTAACAATTGGGAAATTAGATACATCTTTCCTAACGTCGGCGGATAAGCACAATAACGTTTATTGCCTATCGTGAAATAGATAGGCGTATCTGTTAATACGTTTGCTATGATGGTTCCTAATTCTTTCATGTGCCCAAGACAGGATTCGAACCTGCGACTCTCAACCGCTTTATGGTCTGCGGATTTAAACAATGGCTAACTTTAGACCATGCTCTTCCAACTGAGCTACTTGGGCTTATGCCGACTGACTACCCTCAATCGGCGAAGGGAGAGACACATTATACGCTTGTGTAAGTTTCCTCAATCTCAGTAGGTGGGGTTTCGCCTGCTTGTGGAGTGCTAAACTTCAATGCATATTTACCACCTGTACCCTTTGTAGCTTTTATTACGCGCCATCGGTAAGCACAATACACATCCTCGTTTTTCTTGTTTGTTGTTTTAGCTACTACATCACCATCAGGGATGAGAGCAGAATGCGTGTATGTGATCAATGCACCATCTTCCGTAGTAAAGGCTTCCTCTGCACCCACGGTTGTATTGCCCATATACACACCAGGCAATTCTGGATCTTCAGGTTGAATAGCGAGACGATAGTTTCCTTCTACAACGCCGTCTATGGTCTTAAATGGCTGGGAGACTCCCTTTTTAATGAATAACTGATATGCAGCTTCATAGGTTGACTTCTTCGTCTTTCTATCGACTGTGCCGCCACCTTCTTCAGTCTGCGTCATTGTGTCACCTTTAGTAGGAGTAACCTGTGTTGTATTCTCTTTCGGTGTATCAAGCTTGTCCCACTCATTTTTGGCTGAGCCGACAGGCTGAATGAATATAGAGCATTTGCCCCAAGATGTTACTGACATAATTTAATCGTTTAAAGTTTTGTATTCTATTTGATTATTTATAATGTGCTCTCCGCTATCTGTTGGATAAACACGTTGATTTATTGCATGTGCAACATACTCGTCTGTTCTGAAATGTTCAAGTAGTTTCCAAGCTATTTCGCATAATTCATCTACACGAGCCGTATTCTCTTCAAACTGGCCTTCCACATCGTAATCTTGAACATAGATGTTCACATTGACAATTGCGGTTTGGTTTTGTACTCCCTCATTTGAAAGTATGGAGATAACAATGTCTTCCTTATGCGACTTCGCAGGGCGCTTTTTCTTTGTCACCATGCCATTTGTAGCATTGTCTAATACACTGCCTTTGATATAGTGATATACGTCTGTCCTTATAGTTCCGTCTGACCTCATATATTCCATTTGTTTATTTCCAAGATAGCAAAATCCACTGCGGTTTTTATGCGTGACTCTACTTGACCAACAGCCCATGTCTTTGTTGATGATAGCACATCCTTGCTATCTATCGCTTCGACCTCTGCTGCGTATTCCATGGCAGCTATGACTACTAGGGCATAAACACGGGAATACTCTTTTGCTAAATCTTCAATCAGCTTCTTTCCTTTAGCTGTTCCGGCTACACCTGAAAGCACCTGTGAAAAGGCTGATGACAAAAATTTCTTACCGTGGTCGTATACTGAGTAGCCTATTGAACTTCGCAGGTTGCCTGTATGGTCTATCCAGCTCTCCCTTGAAGAACGATTCCTGATTTTAACGACACATTCTTCTCCAAGCTTGCATAATGCATTTAGTATTGCAGATTGCAAATACGATGCTGCCCGAAACAGGAACTCTTTTACCGAGTTTTCTGGTGTTACTATCCTTATACCCATAATTTGCATTGAAGTTGGTATCGATGAAATCCCTTAACCTTTAGGATTACTTCTTCCTCGCCCAAGACTAAAAGTCGCACAAAATCTCCGTAGTTAAACTTTTTTACACATACCGGTATATTGTATACTGTATATGAGTAAAAATCAATAGATCCGTCTGGGATAGCTATCTTGTTCGCTTCTCCTGCTGGCACAACATCGCATGAACAGCAGTATTCCCACTTGATTTTTCCGGGGTGATAGTCGCCATTCACATCGGTATAACCTTCTGTCTTGGTTTGGCGATAAAGCTTAGAGGCGTTGAAATTTAGTAAACTCATCAACAATTTATATAAACTGTGGGTACTGGTCTTGTTGGAATCTCGCTTTCCCCTATTTCTTTGTATAGACCATTTGCTTTTAGCGTTATGGCTTGACGCTGGTCTTCGGTAAGAGAACCTATAGACTTATCCGACTCAGAGAAATTGACTGCCTGAACTAGTGACATTAGGCAATCGGCAAGCGCACCTTTGTACGCTTCGCTCTTAGATGACTCGTAGTCGAAATCATCAAAAACGTCCAAATTACGCTTGATACACACGTTCTCTATATACCCGAATGGAATTGGTATGTGTATTTCATCGATTAACGCTTGCCCGATTGTCTTCATAACTTTAAGTTGTTGGTGTCACATTTGTTTTAAACTGTCCTTTCTTTACTGGAGGAAGCTCATTGTACGCAGCTACGATATCCGCATCAGAAGCATTGCTTGGTAAGCTTGCTCCAAGAGCATTAAGACCGGCAATTGCTTCCGCCTTTTTGTAGGTCTTATCTGCAATGGTTACCTTTTCATCGGATGCGTCTTCAGACTCTTTTGCGTCATCAACTTCAATTACAGGGTCTTCGACTGTGATGTCTATCTGATAGATAGAGTCAACGTCTTCAATTACAGGTAAGCAATACGCCTGAACAGCGGTTGTCTCCATTAGTGGGTCTGTTGTTGAGTATTGCGATATGAGCTTGTAATCAATCTGCTGGTAGGTCACACCACTTACGCGGTTAGTTGATTCCGCTACCTGTCCGTAAACAAGTGCTCCAATCATGGTATTGCAGACTCCGATAACCATATTCTTGTTCCAAGGCTTAACACTGCGGCGTCCTCCATCCTCTTCGAGGCGAACAGTGCGATTGATTATGCGGAATGTTACGCCTGTCTCATCCTCAAAGGCTTCTTGGAACTTGGTTGTCGTTGGAGTTGGCAACTTTGTGTTCGAATCGTATGACTGTCCGTTATAAGTCGCTACGAGCTCTTTCGCACCCTGGGTCTTCTTTAACGCATCAAAAGTTGTCTTTGCAATCCAGAACTGGATAATTGTGTTACCGTCGTTTGTCGCTCTTTCAATAGCGTTTTTTAAGTCGTCTACGGTGAGACCGTCTTTCTTGTTGTTGATTCCGAGCTTGTTATCTTCGGGATACTGATAGTTAATACGGAGCAACTCCTTTGGATTGTCATCATCGCGAACCGCTACATAACCATTTGAAAGTCCATAGAGTAGGGCATATTCGTTTCGCTCATCGATACCTACGGAGCATGCAACTGGATCCTGTGCCAGTTTTCTTCGTATCTCTGCTGTCTGACCGCCCTGCGCTTCCATTATGCGAAGAGCTAGGATTTCGGACTCCTTAAGATTCTTCTTCATACCTATCTTCGGCAGCTTGCCGTTGGCTACGGAAATGCGGTCACGAGATTTCAATGGAACCGGTGAGTCGATGGCTACATAGTCAGCGGCTACATAGCTTGTGTCTACTGTGTCGGCCTCCCACTTGTTGTCAGTCGAGTAGACGCGGCGAAGAATTGATGTGTCTTTGTGGAGATATGTAAGCTCGTTTCCTCTTTTCCCATTTATCTTCTCAATGAGTGTCTTCAGAACGGGGAAGAAACTCAATACATACTTTAGAAATAATGAACTGTTCATAATTAATTGATTTTGTCATGTCCCCACTGTATTGTGGGAACCGCTGTTTTAAACGCTGCTTTAATGGTTTCTACTGAGTAGGGTACTGCTCTGTCGTTAACCTCCCCGGCTGTGAGTACGCCGACGTGAGGTGTGTCTTTGGGAGCGGTTGTCATACAAACGCCGACATACTCGCAATTCGCTGGTAATGAAGAATACTCCTTTCCAGAAACCGGCATAGGTTTGTATTCTCCATCCTTTGTGCTGCGAATGATTACGTGGCCACATTTTATAAATGGCTCGTCGAACCCGGTCATGTCAAGCACAACGCCACCTGTAATACCATTTAGATATTTACGGATGACAACAGACTCTTTACCAGAGTCAAAAACTTCTGCTGCTTCTAATCCATACATAATTTTACTTTTTTTGTTTTACATTGTTCCTGCCAACTCTTCAATCTCTTTTTCGCTGATGACTTCTGGCTTATCGCCCTCTTTTTCTTTTTTGTTCCCGCTTGTAGCTGCGGTTGCTCCAAGTTTGGCGAGACCCGCGTTGGCTCTTTCCTGGTTTAATGTTGCTAAATCCTCTACTACACCATCATAGAACTCTTCGAAATCTGCCTCGTTTTCGAACTTTATCTTGTCAAAGTTTTTGAGGGTACTCTTGCCGAAAGTGCCGGTGTCTTTCAACAATGCTTTTAACTTTGAGCGTCTTCCGTCTGTTTCTCGCTCGGACTTTAAACCAGTTAGTTCTGTTTGTATCGCTTTTTGCTGGGTGATAATTGCTTGTGCCCAAACCGGAACTTTTTCTTCTTCTTTCTCCTGGTCGACGCCATCTTGGCCGGCATTCGTGCCGTTGTCATCGCTTTCTGGGTTTTTGTTATTCTTTGAATTCTGAATAACACGATTTGACGCCTTTTGAGCGATCTTAAGATAAGGGATAACCGCTTCGACTTCTGACGAAATCTTCTCGTTTATCTCCTCTTCTGAGGCTTCTTCATCAAGTTCAAGGTTATCGGCAATGTCTGCGGCAATACCCTCTAACTCTTCCAAATTGAACCCTAACGCCTTACATTTAGGTTTCAAAATACTTAATACCTGCTTTGTCTTTTTCTTCATTTTATTGATATTTAGTGATTAATCATTAAATATCCCAGTACGATTTATCACAGCAGTTATTATGGTGCAAATATAATAATAAAGATTTGACTATCAAAGCTTATTTTTAAAATAAGTATCTGATAGTCAAATCTTTATGTTTACATATAAATCTAACGTGGGTATGAAAATACCTTTGATGCTTCTGAGATTTTATTCTCTATATCTTCCTTAAAACCCTTCAAAGTTTCGATAGCTCCTTGTAAGTCATTCAACTTATAGTTACCGCATTCCTTTTCTGTAGCACCTGGTATAGACGAACTGTTAGAGCAATATCTCAATGCTTCTACTAGTGCGCAAGCGACCCTTACAATGTCCGGTCTACCTTTAAGAATTAGATAGAAACCGGTTAGACATCCCATAGGCCCAAAATAAATAACTTTTTGTTTGTAGACCCATTCGTTGCGTAAATAATCTGCCATAAGATGCTCTATCGTATGCGCAATCTCTGGTGTCAATTGCTCTTTATTTGGCAAACAGACTCTCAAGTCATAAGTTGTTGCTCGCTCTTTCCCTATACTATCCTCCCTTGAAACATATATTCCAGGTTTTAGCCTTGTGTGGTCTATTGTAAAACTCTTTATCATTTCTGGCTTAACTTTAGTTTTTTACAACGATTGTATATCGCATTCTCGTCAACTCCTATTTTGGTAGCTATTACCTTTGCAGTGTATTTACCATACATTCTTTTTATGATAAAGTCCTCGTCGGCAGTAAATACATGATTCTTTATTACTCCCATTGCTTGCAGTTTTCTATGTACTGCCCAATAATTTCTTCCGAGTTTATCGGCAAGCTCCTTTGTAGTCATAACAAGAGCATTAACCTTTAGGAATTCTATCTCTTCCTGTGAAAAATGTTTTCCTCTACTCATTTCTATCTTTATACTTTATTTTTGCGCCGGCTTTATTGTAGTCCGTGCGCCGTTGATATTATTATATTCCGTAATCTTCTGGTTTATATTCTGGGTTCACCTGTAACGCATACTCTCCTGCGCGGTTGTAAACACCCTCGTTCGAGATTTTCGTTACGATATTCTTCGCCGCCTGAACACTGTCCGCATCATCGTTGATGTCAATGTCGGGCATTCCTGGTACCGAGTTTATGACGGATTGCATGGCATTGTTCCAATTTTGTCGCAACTCCAGTGCGTTGCCATCACTGAACATCGGTCGCAAGTCCTTGCCGATTTTCTTTTGGATGTTATCAAACAAGTTCTTAAATAGGTTTACCGCAATATCTATCAGCACCATTGCTGCCTCCATACGGGCGATTATCTTGCTTTTCGGCACCTTGTTCTTTAGGAAGTAGTTGTCGATGCAGTAATAGAGCGTTGTGACGAGCGGTTTCAGTTCCGCTTCCGACGCATCGGATAGGTCAAGCCAAAGCTGATAGCGGTCGGCGAGGACAAAGCGCATCTTCGCATCCCATGTGTTGTATGCAGCAAGAGCCTTGTTGATGCTTTGCTTTGTCTGCTGACGATATAGTTTTTTGTCCTCTTTAATCGCGTTGTAAGCGTCTATCATCGCTGTTTGGGCAATGTTGTATGCAGAACCCATTGTGATGTAATACAGCGAACAATAGCGGTCAATGCTCTTTAGTATTTCCTCTTTCTGCTTTACACTTGGCGCGATAATATACGCCCTTTTGGGGGTTCGGCTTATTAACTGACTTGCACTCATGCTTATATTGCGTTTAAGATTTGCAAATCTTCGCCTATCACGCCGACAACGGGTATTCCGCAAGCGTCCGCCACACGACGTTCCGTTTCACAGCCTTTTGAACAACGCCATCTGTTCGGTACAACAATGCCGTCGCAGCCGAGGAGCAGGCGTAAGTCCTCTTTCATGTGCTCCGTGTACGGCGCAGAGTCGGATAAAGGTTTACTCATGGGATTGACTGCCTTGTAGCCGAGAATTGTCAGTTCTTTCTCAATCTGAGCGAAGAACTTGTGTCGCTCGTTGAGGTTATAGCCGGTAATCGGTGATGATATGTATATTTTCTTTTTGCTCATTTTGTTTATCAGATTAAAATACCACTTCTTTGTAGCTTGATGTCGGCTTCTTGCCGGACAGGATTGCATTGCCACAAGTAATCAGTCCGTTGTCCTCGTCATACGACGGAACGAACACGATTACATCAAATCCGTTTGCCTTCAAATCTTCTTCCACTTTCTTGTACGGCACAAACGAGTCGTAACCTCCGCTTGTCTGAATATGGTTGGCTTCGCAGCTGTTTGTTCGGTGGAGCGGTGTAATCTTACACATGAACTTGCGTGGGTCAAACATCGAAGCAAGTACCTTGCCGTCAATAATAGAGTCGTCAGCAAGCGCGAAGTTAAGAGCGTACTTGCGACCCCACGGAGATACGAGAGTGTCAGCAAGTTCTGCAATATCTCTCAATGGTAAGGCGTTTCCCGAGAATAGGTATTCTCGCTGTGCGTCGTCGGTAGAGTTTATGGAGAACTGCAAGCCTGCGTTTCCGTTGTAGTCGAGATTCTTTACCCTAACCCATTCACGAATGAAGTCTTTTAAGCCTCGATTATGCTTCGGAAGCATCGTGCTTACTACAGGATGCACAAGCGAATTTTCGATGTAAGGAATAATATCATCACGCAAGAAGAAACGTGCGTGTTCGATTACAGCCTCGTTCCATGTCGGCTCGCCCATGCGCGCATAGTGTACGTTAAGACGCTTGGTATGGTTAACCTCTGGGTGCATACTTAACGCCGTTGTTATCTCGTTACGCAGGTCGTTCAAAGTTACGTTGCGCCCAGGCCCGACTTTCGGCACATCGCAGAACTTGCAGTTCATCGAGCAACCGTACTGTGTAGAAATTGTTATCACCCATTTTTCGGTTAGTGGCATCGGTGTTCCGTTCGGCACACCATTCAGTTCTCTTGTTATGCCGAGGAAGTCGGCTTTGATGTTTGCATCTTTTCCGTAGTCGGCTACTGTCAGGAACTCCAACACGCCTTTGTCTCCTTTTGCGGTGTAGATTTCACCTGTAGGAACTTTGATTTCTTTGAGTATTTGCATTGTTATTTGATTTTATGTGATGTTTTGCTTTTTGCTGCGCCAATTCTTATGTGCACGTATCGAGTTTTCAATTCCTTTTTACGATACCACCCACGCACCTCGTACGTAATAAACACGCCGCACATTTTAGGGTATTGGCGTGGTTCTGTTTCGATTGATGTGCTTACCTTCTTAAACTTCACCTTAGTAGTTTTAAGGAACCACACACGATACTTTGATTTGTAACGCTTCTTTATTTTTCTAATCTTCATTTTTCTTCTTTTTATAGTCCAAACAGCCTTCTTCCATTGTCGGCATGATACGGAAACCGCCGTTCTCAGCATCATCAATAAGTTCTTCTGACGCATGAAACGAGTTGAACATTTTGGCGTTGTGATACTTCAAGCATAGATTTATGCGAACCTCTTTTTCGTATTCGTATTCGTACCCTGTCAGCGGATTGACCCCTGTCCTTGTAATAGTCGTAGTTTGCTCCGTTTCTTTGTACCACTTGCACGAATAGCAAGCAGCGATATTGCAAGGAGATTTGTTGCAATACTTTTCCTCATGTTTTATGCAACGTCTTTCCGTAAGAAACAGCTTTCCGCAGTGCGAACAGCGGTATGCGTTTACTCTAATCATTCTCCACCTCCTTCTTAATTGCTTCGAGCTGTTGTATGATGTTGTCTATCGTCTTGCCGCTGTAATCAGCGGCAATTTCTTTCAGTACGGCAATCTGTGCCGTCAGTCTGATGTAATCTGCCTGTTTCATTGTTGTATCAATTTTATATAATAATCCGAACGCTATTAATTCGCTTACAGCTAATATAACACCATAAGCGGTGTTTAAAAGAATTACTATTATAGTAAGCGCAACCAAAAGTAAAGCTACTACTATCCATTTGTATTTTGGCATATTCCTTTTTGTTTATGTTCCTTGTTCCATTCGTTTACGAAATCTGCAAGGCTTCTGACGATACCCATGAAAACGCCAAAACTTATAGAGTCTGTCGTTGTCGGGTTTGTAATTATGACGCGACTCTCATCGTCATACACCCGGACTCTAAATGTTATCTTTACGTCTTGCATATTAGCCTCCTTTCTGGTCGTCGTGAATATTGCCAATAACCTCATGGTCGTAACGACGCAGCATCTCGCCTAAAGGTTTGACACCTGGTAGTTTGGCGCAATCTTCCTGCAAGAAAAATCCGCCTAAACTCTCTACCCAAACTACGGCACAAAAAGCTGGACCAATATTCAGAACATCACCCTCGTATATCTCCTTGCCGTTTTTGTCTACATAGCCAGTGAACTGACATACGGTCTCTGGATCAACGTGATATGTGGATGTACAATTGTCTGAATGTGCCACAACTATTAATGTAGCTCCATCCTCACATTGCACCAAACTACCTTCCACCCATTCTCCAGCATAGCGGCTTTCTTTCTCGCATCTGCCACGAAATTTAATTTTTCTCATTGTTTTATTTATTTTTTATGTTCAAAGCTCCACTGGGTCGTTAATATTGCCGATAATTTCTACATCGCCTTCATGATCGTTGACAACAGTATCGTGCAACGACACTGTACATGTGTTTGCTGTGTTGGTGCACACTAAATCAAAACAATAACAGCGCATATCATTCGCTACAAAACCAATATTCTTGCCGTTATGCGCAAGAATATCGTCCTCATAAATTTCCTTGCCGTTCTTATCTTTCAGTCCTGTGTATTGCCCGACCGTACCGAGGTATACCTGCGCCATATTGTTTCCGTTATCGTTGCTTATGTACACTCCGTCTACGAGATGGAGTAAGTCGCCATATATCCACTCGCCATTGTCGAGACGCTTGCCTTTGAATTTAATCTCTCTCATATCTATTTCTTGTTTATACTGTTTAACTTATCGACTATCCAGTTAGTGCCGATTGATGAAATTGCAAGGAATACCCAAAATGTCATTGTTGAAAATTCGAATCCTATCAAACGCAGTAATACCACCGTCCATAATGAGAAAGTCATGGCTGCGGCGAATTTTCCGAGTTTTTCATACATATATTGCTATTCCTCCTTTACTCCAAACGGTGCACCGTCGGCAAATGTGAACACATTGAACATTTTGCCAAACCGACTACTTGAACGAATTACCACACCTCTATCTACTGAGCCATAACTTGCAAAACATACGGGAGCTTCATTGTTTTCAGAGATACAAGCCAAAAGTTCATAAGATGGCTTATTGCCTTTTCTTTTTACCCATCCAAACGGCTGGTGTTTTAGCATCTCCTGCCAGCACTCGTCTGCATCCTTAAACGGGCGGTACTTGGGTTCGGACTTGACGCGGTAATCAAAAGAACTATACGAAAGTCCAGGAATTTCGTTTACTTTCTTCCATTCTTCGTCAAACCCTTTACTTCTAAACTCTATCTCCTTACCTTCTGCAAATGCCTGTATTATAGGCAGCATTTCTTTTGCTTCTTCTCTTGTCATAACTATCTGCTTTAATTGTATTATTATACTTTTGTTACTCCCCAAGCGCACTGCTCACGATTGGAGCGTTCGCCGTTCTTCTTTGGGTAATTAACCAAGAAATACCTTACTATAAGGTAGTGAAACGAATATTGCTAACCCAACAGGCTTTTTCGTTACAATCTACCTTGTCGTTAATTTGTATCGGATATTCTTCAAGGTATTGCTTTTTTAGTTCATACTTCTGACGTGCAATCTCTATTTCTTTTTTATTGAGAGCACGCATCTGCTTTACAAAATCTTCTTCTGTCATATTGATACTTTAGTTCTTCCTTTTTTTTATTTCGTCTAACGCTCTATTAAGCCTGCCATTCTCCTCGCGATAATAATCCACCTTCTGCTTCAGCTTTTTTAGATAATTTTTTCTTTCCAGATATTTATAGTATGGGTGTAATAAGAAATCGGTGAACGAGTTCCAAATATCAAAATATTTTTCCCAGACAATCTCGCTTGTAATCCCCTTGAATAAAGCATAGGGAATAGAACCTATCAGCATTATTGGAATTAATGGTGCCGTTAAAACGACGCAGATCATTTTTGCTATAATTGTTTTCATTTTCTAATGTTATATTAATCCTTTAGTTCTATCTCATGTTCATCTGCGAAACTATCTTCTGCATCCTCGCAATAACGACCTTCACAAAGCGTCTCAGGGAATGCTCTGTTAGTAAAATACTCTCGGCAGCATAACTCGCATATTTCATTTCCATGATTGTTTATCAACTCTTCTCTGGTCATTATTCACCCTCCTTTCTGATTAAATAATCGTACATAGGCTTGCGGCTTCTACGATATTTACTACATATCTTTTCTGCCTCTTCCTCTGTGTCACAAATTGCAACAACTCCATCGGGATACGTGTCCCAATATCTAATAACTTTAAATTTTGTCATATTAACCCTCCAGTTCTTTTATAGCTTGCGCACATCTTTGCATGTTCAAGTCTATGTCTGTTATAAGATGTTCGTACTTGTCCAAATTAGAGGATGATAATTAGTAATTTGTAATATGCTCTGCGTACATTATTTTTCGCATAAGGCGGTCTATTTCTTTATCTGATGCTATATGGTCTATTGGGTAGCGCATAAAGTTTCCCCAATCACTTTGCTTTCGCAATTCGCCATTGGAATCCAGACCAATCAAACATCCATATCCGTCACCATTTTTATAGCCATCATGGATAAATATACTTCCATCACTTGTTACAAGAAATTCTCCTCTTTTAAATTCACTTCTTTTTAACATATTTCTCTTCTTTTTTACTCTCCCCACTGTCACTGGGGAGAGAGTTATTATTCAGTTACCAACTCCCAGTCCTCTGCAAATACATCACTCGAAGACGGAACCCAAGAGTCGGCACGTCCGTCTGGGTAAATTATGAGCATCTGATTAGTGTAAGCGATGTGTGGTTCAGCACGTGCCATAATGATGTCTTTGGCAGACTGAGGAAGTGACTGCATGTTAGGGATAATGTCGGCTGAAATACGAGCAGGTACTTGCTTGACAACAAATAAACCTTTGCCATTCCAACCAGCTCTGCGGACAGCCATGCCTGCTTTAAGATAAAGTACTGCCGTGCCGAATGTAAAATTGGACAGCTTAGCTTTCATCTTATTTGCCTTTATAAATCTGTCTGCCAAGACAAAGTAATATTGCCCCATCACCCCTCTTTGCACAGTCAACAAAGCACGAGAAAGTGCGTCTAAAGCACTGAACTCATCCGAAGAAAGAAAGTTATCGCATTTACACATGCGCTTTTCAAGGTCTTCGAGTTCAAGAACCATTCTGTTGACGAACGTTTCGGACGGCTTGTAAGCCTCCTCGAAAACGTCTGCTGGCGACCACGACTGATAACCACCCTCGTACTCAACGAGGTAGCCAGCCTTGTCTGTTTCACACTCAGAGGGTCTTACACCCTCTTTCAAGAGCTTGCGCTCGTAGGCTTCGCCCATTGTCATAGGCATAGCCTTCACTGTCTTTGTTCCAGTGTACTGTTTCATTTCTTTGTTCATAGTTATGTTTGTTATATTGTTAATGTTTTCTTTTGTTCTCCTTTGCAAGTCTTCTCTCGTATGCTCTACGCTGTTGACGTGTCATTTGCGCATAGTCGAAGGTACTGTTTGGTTGAGGTTTTTCTTGTGGAGGTTCGGGTACAACTACACTGTTGTATTGAAGCTCTTGAATTTGTTTCTCAAACTGCTCCCTTAAAATAATATGCCGCTCTGCGTATTCGTTTCTGAGCAGCTTCATTCTTTCTAAGTCCATAGCTTGCTATTTTACAAGTTCAAATTCATAAACAAATACCCAAGGGTTGCCCTCCCACGTATCCTTGCCGCTGATTTTGTCTATCAAAGCAGCGTAGGCTTCACGTGGGTCAGGGTAAGGGTCGTAACTTACCCCCATCCGTCTTACGACATCACAACAATACCACCTCCCATTTGCTTTAGGATAGATACCTTCCGCTATGCAGTCTTCTTCGCTGATGTCTTGCAGACGTTCTACGCGAATATTGGTGATGCAAATATGATGGGGCATAAGGTCTGCCTTGACAAACATCTTGTTATTCCAACCTGGCAGTTGCGCAAGCTCTTGTCCGTGTGTGTCTGCGATGTCGCTGTACCTCTGCGCGATTGCGACCTCCTCGCCTATTTTATAGTGGGCGGTTTTAAACTCATTGTTGCAAAGCGTAAGCAGAGCCTGTCCATTGTCGAGCTTTTTGAGTTGAAAATCTTTATCATCAAAAATAATAAACCCATTTGGCATATAGGCTATTCGTCTTGTCTGCGTCTTTCGACCGTCAAGTACGGCTTGTGTTAAGCCGCACCTGTCATTGAACATAATCTTTTTCATTTTTATCGTTTTAAATCTCCGAGACAGACAAGCACAGCAAACTGGAGTTTTGCCAGGGTTTTCACCTGTAGTTTTATCATCATTGCGGATGTTCCTTGTCTTGATGATTAGCCCTGCCCAATAAATCAAGACTTGAAACCTGTGCTGAATTGTCTATGCGGTAATTGTACTTTTACGGCTACAGCAAATGCCAACCAGTCTAAAACGGCTCAACATCATACTGTGCCTGCTGCCACCGGAGATGGTTAATAATGTCTTTTGAAAACTTTCTCTGCTTGTCGAAGTTTCATATTTATACTTTTAGTTCTGCGTTCAAGCCCAACGCCCAAAGGATATGTTGGAGTTCGTGAGCGTATTGTATTTCTCTTAACTTTTTTCCGTCGAGGTAGGCGGCAAACTTATTTTCCTCGACCTCGTACACGATATTAATGCCGAGGTCGTAATGATAGAAGTCGTACCATTCCGAAGTGCCTTCCTTTTGATGCTGCTCCTCCTTAAATCCATTCTTTTCGAGAATTTCGCCAGTTAAACGGATAGAATCCACTTCACTGCGGTCTGCAAGGTACCAGTTACATTCGCCGAGATCAATTAAAAGTTTTTCCTCTCTCACTTCTGTAATTTGCACGACTATTGGTGAGGCTATTCCTATATATTTCACCAAATCACCGGCTATATATTTCTGTTTCACGTGCTTAATATTTATTTGTTAGGTAATAAGTCCTCTATGTAGCACCACTTAGTGATTCTGTTATACGCAACGAACTTTGCCCATTCAACATCCGAGAAGACTCCATCTATGCCAACGTCCATAGTGCCTCTATCATCGAGATATTGGTATAGGATAACAGCATTACCTTCGGGCTTTACACTTGACTCGTGCCAAATGGCGTGCTTGAACCAATCAACGCCTCTCTTAAAAGCTATTCGTTCGACTGTATTCACCAAGCCTCCTACATTAAACATGCCGGCTGCTGCTTCTTGTATTTTCTTTTCGTCAATCATAATAGTTTTGTTTTAAAGTTATCGTAAATCTCCAAGTCGTTCCACCATTCTTCTCTGCCGAGTTCAACGTGTTTGTTTTCGGGTGTTTTTTGCTTTGCAACTGCTTTTATCCACTCGTTTGGAACAAACGCATTGAACGATTGCAAGCCGCTGCTTTTCTTCGTCTTGCCGACTACCTTGCCATCAATGTAGAGGTAAAGCGGATGGTATTCGCCTTCAAAGCGGTAGCAGAGAGCTTGGAGCTGCTTGTGCTCTATCTCGCTGTAAAATGTCACCATATAGCGGTTTCCTCTGTGCAAAGCAGCGAGCGCGTGCATAAAATCCTCGTAGCCGAAATGCGTGTTCTTCTTACCGTTTAGCTCGTAGAAGTAGCATTCGAAGATGTCGCGTCGCATATAGAACCATAGAAAGTCCATATCGTCGTCTGACATCTGTGGAATTGACTTATATACAATCTCCTGCCAGACGTGCTGTCGGAGGTGCGAACCTCTTGCGAAGCCCTCAATCGCAAAAAGGAAGTCGTGTCTATCTAAAGAAAGATTTATCATACTTAGAATTTTTCTCTTATTTTCTGATATTGCTTTGCAAACGTCTTTTCCGTTACCCATGCGCTGTATCGTGTGCGGTAGTAACGCTTGGGCTTGCCTGAAACAAGCCCTGTTGCGTCACGAGGAGTATTCACGCTCATGTATATCTTTGGCACGATGTCCGTTGACACATACGATGTGATATACTCGTCTTTGAAAGCGATATGCCCTGTCTCGCGGAACTTGACATCTGCAAGCGAGAAGTCTTTTGCCATGTTAGCGTTATTTGGGATTGTTTGTTGTGCCTAACAGATGTTGATTGCCCTCGTAAGGGATGCAGTACTTGTAGACACTTGATAAACAGACATAAGGGCATTGCTTATTGAATGTGTTGTAGTGAGAGAAGAGTTCACAACGCCATACGCTATCTTCGTTGCATCTCACTAACACCTTGTCGAACGGCTTGAACGAACACTTAGGTTCAGCAACCTTAACAGGCTCTACTTGCAGCGTTTCGGGGTTATACTTGCCGCCGTAATGCTTCTCTGCTTCTGCGATAAACTTTGCTCGCTCCTCGTAGGTAGCTTTGGTAAAAAGCGGCGTTAGGCAAATATCTCCTTTGTTCCAAGCATCGCTTATCTTGTAGCGGTTGATAGTTGTATTGAACTCCGTGCAATCATTGTCCGTCCAACCCTCAAAGATAACCGTCGTCTCCATATCATCATCGAACAGCACGTCACCACGCTTGAAGAACTTGCTCCAGCAACGCATCCTGTCCGACGGGAAAAGCATGCACTCCGCGTTTGGGTACCATTCAAAATAACGACCATCCGATGAAAAGGTTCTACTCTCCTTTACGCGTCCGTCTTGAAAAAAAGACTCAACACGAATAAAAACACCATCTTCGTCAGTGCCTACGCCTACCAACTCGCATTTGCCGAACAGCGGCGAATATAGCTTTGTGCCTTTTGGCATATCGCGGAGTATCTCCGCAATGTTAATCTTGTTCTCCATTTTCTTGCTCCGTTTCTTCTGTGTTATACTTCATTTTGTAAGCCTGTATCATAGTTTCCTGCGCGCCTATGACTTCTAACGCCTCTCGTAATTCCTTAATTAGTTTTGCGTATATCGAACCTCTGCCGAGAAAGTACCACACCGCCCAAAGAAGGGCGGCATTAATGATTGCTAATACTATTTCAATTGTTATTCGACTTTAAACTTGTTTATGTTGTAAATAGTTGTTACTATTGGCATAAGAGTCAAGCCACCAAGACAGGCGTCGCTGTTAGGATTGTCCTTGAAGTCGTACGATATTGTACCACCGAAGCGCATCATCGTGACTTCAATCTCTCTGCCTTTGTATTTGTTGTTGAGTCTTGCAACGCCTTCTTTAAGGCGGTCGAAAAACATTTCGGGAGTAAAGTCCTCGCCGAAACCAAACTCGGCGTTTTTGAAGAACTTCAAGCTGTTTGCAAGAGCCTTCGTCTTCTTGTTATGAACGCTACATTTCGGGCGCTCGCAGTAAAATCTTTCTTCTGTCATATTATTGTATTATTAGTTTCTTAATATGTGCGCCTTCACCACCTTGTGGGCAGCTCGTGGCTGCGCCTTGTTAAACTCTTCTACAAACCAACGTTCGTACTCGTCGTGGAAACGTGGTCTGTGCTGTTTCTTGCCTTGGAGAGGATAAATATCTGCGATAAATTTCTCTCCGTTGTCTAATGTCAGTACGGCTTTCATAGCTTACCAGTTATAAATCCAAGCTCCTTTGCTATTGCAAGGAAGTCGGAGAGTTTGTCGGGCGAAACATCGGTCTTCTTGCCTCGCGAATAGACAACGCCATCTTCAACTTTGAAGTAGTTATTGCCATCAATGTGGATAAAATAAAGCTCACTTTCCATGTTACTTCACCTCCATATTGATTAAGTCGTCAAAATCTTCTTCCGTCTTGCAGTCGTAGCAGTAAGTCAGCCTGCCGTAAGCATCCTTTGTGAGCATCATTATGCTGTTGCCGCTGCTAAGCAAGTCTTGAAGCATATCAATACGAGGATATATACTTACGCTGTTGTTCTTGATAAACCAACGAACGCCCGAAATAAGGCTTGCGGTGTAGCGCGCATACTGTTCGTCTACGCCCTTTTCGTAAGAAACAAAGATGTAATCATCTCCTCTTATGATAGACCACGCATCGCGCAGCCTACCAACAAATGTTTTGATTGTTTTCTTCATATCTGTTGTTGTTACATGTTAAAGTTAATTTCCTCGGCAGGAACCATTTTAAACGACTCGACGTTCTCGAAGCCCATACAATCGCCGTCCGTGGTTGTAATATCAACCAATTTTTTTTCAGCGCATGGATACATCGCCGTAATCACATCTGCTGATACAATGGACGGCACGGGGTCATTCTTCTGAAACACCAGAAGAAAATAAGGTTTGCTGTTTTCGTTTGCCATAGCTGTTGTTTTTTTAGTTTAAATGTGACAGTCGTACATTGTAAGCAACGTGTCAGGCGGAAGCGTTGCAAGGAGTTGTTTTACTTCTTCGCTCCATGCATCTTTGTCTTTTTCGTCTGATACTACGGCAAACCAACCCATTTTTCCACGCTCATACCATTTCCCGTCCTTAACAACTGCGAATACTGATATTTCTTCTACATTGGATATATCCTTAATGAGAGCTTGGTCGCAACGACCTTCTGCCTTTAGTTTCTTTAAATAATTAAGATCTTCTCTTGAATAGAACATTGGAGACTTCGGATAGTATAGTGGAGCTTCCTTCGATATATCCTTTAATTGAAGTCTTCCAGCATATCTACCACCCATCTGATACCAATCCCATTTAGCATCATTATTATAGGTGCACCAAACGCTGCCGTCCTCATGTATCTCAATATCCTTGCTTCCTTCATATATATCCATACGGTAATATTTCACGGCATCCTCGTACATCTGTTCGTCCGTCCAGTTAAGATGCTTTGGAAATTCGTTCTCGATATAATCTGCATGTTCCTTTCTACAGTTGGCAAGATATGCATCTTTATCTTGCAGGAACACATCATAGTAATTCTTTTTGTATTCCTCAATCTCCTTACGTTTCTCGCCAATAAGCTGCTCTTTGGTCATATATAAATGCATAGGCAGCTCTAAATTTTCATCATACTTGGCGAGTTGTTTCTCTGGCTCATCGCCAATCACTAATGTTAAGAAATGACTCATTGTTTAGTATTTTTAGTATTTTTATTCTTTTGTTTCGCCAGCATACGCTTGTACGCCCTACGTTCAGCTCGCGTCATGCCGTCCTTTTTGATTTCGTAGGCTTCTTTATCCATTGCTTCCATAGGCTAAAGCTCGTCTTCCTCTTTCTCTTCTTCGGAATCTTCTTCATCTGACTCTTCATAGTAGCCATCGTCGTAGCATTGAGGATCGTTCTCTCCATAATATCCACCGTTGGCATAAAATGCATTCCAGTCTATCATAATAATTCAAATTGCCAAATTACACATTCTATCACAGCTCGATTAACTCCTGTGCATACTCGCTTTAAAGACGCATTGATGTCTCCGCGGATAAAGATTTTCTGATCCCTAACTAAGCGCTTATCTGAAGAACAAGTGCCTTTCTTTTTGCAATAGATAACTATAGACTTGTCCAATCCATTCTTGTCTATGCCCCTTTTGACATCAACAGGGAATGTAATCTCTTTTTTGTTGTCAACAGTTGTGATAATCTGCGCATCCTCCGTTATTGTTCCTATAAATTCTAGTGCTATCATATTTACTGTCTAATGAAATATTAATATTACGAATATCATCTCTATTACGAACAGCACGGTATATACCATGCTTAAAACTGTATCTTTATCTTTCATATGCTTGCTCTCCAAAATTTTAGGATTTCTATACCTGTGTAGAATTTACGCTTCGTAGCTTTTCTGATACCGCATTTTAACAAACCTGATTTCGTGTAGTTCATTATCGAATTTCTATGAACTCCCAATATTTTTGCAGCTTCAGCTATGCTGTAGCGTGACGTTGCATTTACTACTGGTTCTGTTGCCGTAATCATATTAATCTTTATCTTTGAGTTTTGAGTATTCTATTTCTAAAGTTTCCATTTCTGCGGAGCAATCTTTTGCTGCTTCTTTGATTTTTGAAAGCACTTCTACGTTTGAAATAAGAATGCCGACTTCTTTGTAAAAGTTAGCTTCTGTTCCAGATTCGTTTCCTGAAAATAGGTCAAATGAGCCTGCGGTTCTTACGTTTGTCGTGAATGACTCGCTTTCGTATTTTGTTTGCTCCTTCCAAACTAAATCCAACTCCGTATTTCTTTTTCCGTTAAGGCAAATCCTTAAAATAACGCCTTTGTAGGTTGGATATACATATTCCACATTCCAGTTAGTATCTTTCAGTATTGAATAAACTCTCTGTGAACACTTTTCAAGTGTTTCATTTGATTTGTTCTTAAACTCGTTGTTCTTTTCTGTATTCATAATCTTTAATGTTTTAATTGGTTTAACTTGTTTGGTAGCGACCTGTTAGTCAATTCTACCTGCTTCTTAACTATATGCAAAGGTACTA